CACCTTGTTCTAAACTTTCTATTTTATAAACGCTATTGCTTGAAGTAGAATTAATTAAAGCTCTGGCTACGGTTTTAACTGTTTCATATCCAGAACTTGTTACTTTAACATGTGGATATATTTCATACTGTGAACCATTCGTTGGTGAAATATCAAATGCTGATTCGATAACAATATAATTACCATTACTATTATTAAAATAATTAGTTATTTTTTTGTATTGTCCTATTCCAGTACCACTCGAAATATAGATTAAACAATCTGTATAAAATCCATTTGAAGTATTTAAAGAAGTGTTTGAAATTTCATATAAAGCAGAGTTTCCATTTACTTTAATCTGAGTACTAAGAAAAGTTCCTTCAGTGTAATTATCATACCTTTTACCAGGATCTATAATTTTTATAACCGATAAAGAACCAGCGACAGCAGATTCTTGAACACTTGTGTTTGGTATTAATGGAAAATAATCTTGATTTGAAAATTTATTCTTATTAGCTGACGATACAGAATACATATATTTCCAACTATAACCATCTGAAGTTTGATACAAATTTGTATTTGCACCACTAATATGTGATATATCAGGTGTTATTGTTGAAGCGGTATTACCATTATTATCTAAACATTTATATACATGATAGTATGAAGAAGCATTTACTATAGCATAATAATCTTTTGTAAATAAAAGTTGATCTGCGTCATCATACATAGCGTATATTGTATTAGAAACATATGGTATATTTCTAATAGTAAGTGTAACATCATTAGGTGTAACTCTTTTACCCATAATCATATTTTGATATGTGTCAAATATAATATCTTTATCACTATTAGATATAGTTCTAATTGGTGATCTATCATATTGATCACCAACAAACACATAATAAGCAGTATTGGTTGTCTCTGATACAGACTCAATAAACTGAGAAGCTACATGATGTTTATTATGTATAGTGACTATCTTAGTTGTCATTATTGTACCGTTATGTCTGTTTCTAATATATTAACTTGTGCATCTAATACATCAGAATAAATGAATCTTGCAAAGTATTTAGTTCCTGCTAAATGAAGTACCTGTTTTAGCATCTCTTCATATTTATTAAGTTTTACAGAAGACTGTATTTCATATGAATAATCTTGATAATATAAACCATCAAAAAGTTTTTTAGTATCGCTTAAGAAACCATCATTTTGTTTATAAAATCCTCTGGCTTCACCATGTGTTCTTAATACAGCCGTTCCACTAGCTAGTGAGTCATTATTTGCAGAAATAATACTAACAGATTCATCCGATTTAAACCCATAACCAGAATCTAGTATTTGCAATCCACTTATTGCTCCTTCAGAAATTTGTACTGTATCATTAACAATAGCATTAAACCCTAAATAATCAGAAGATGCTTGTACTTGAACATTTGTTACATTTGCAAATGCACCACTACTTTCGCCAAATATTCTGGTAGCAGCATTCGTAGTTATAATAAAATTGTTGGAATCTTTAAATCTTAATCTTTCCAAAATTAGTGTGGTTGAATTAGCAAATTTTACTATACCTCTGGAAGAATTAGTATTTTGTGTAACCAATTCACCAACACTATAACTAAATGAAGCATTAGCTATGGAAATTATAGCATCTTGTTTAAAATATCTATAAGTTTTCGGTTCATAAACTAATACAAAAGGAGGTGCATTATAACCAGAACCAGGATTGATAGATGTTAATGCATTAATTTTTCCTATTTGTGTATTAGCAAAACTTAATGCATTTAATATTATTGTTGATAAATTAGCCGTTGGTAATGCAGTAAATGCATATACACCACTTAATGCATTACTAGATACTGCTGATATTAAATTAGTATTAATATCTATATTTTCGCTATAGATTAAATCATTTGATACACTAAATGATGCACCAGACCCAATACTGACAGAATTAACTACCGCGGTAGTATTATAATTTTCTGCATTTGAATAAAAATAATTATTAGAATATGTTGTATATGCTAAGGATGGATCTATAACACCTATTGTTAATTCAACGGAATCTATATTAGCTACTAAATTATTACTATATAATGGAAGTTCTCTTCTAAAAACACCATTCGTATTTGATACAGTTAAAGTTCCGTTTGAGCCAATAATAACTACGTATTTTACTACTGTGCCATCTGCTATTACGGTATTTGTTGAAGCTTCAATTTGATATATACGAGTATTTGCAACAAAAATATTATTACTATTAATTGTATTGAGTATAATATTACTTGATACACCAATAACATTTGCTGTTACCGTTTTATTTACATAACCATTAACAACAGATTGATTTGCTGATATTGCATTTCCTGTAGTAAAGAAAATATTTGATTGTAAATTTCCAGAATATACTATTACAAACAACTGACCATTTGTAGCAGTATTAGTAGAAGTTGATATAACTTTTCCTTCTCCTTTTACAACGTTATTAGCATGATATGTGTAAACGTAATCATTAGATTGGAATATACCATTTGCATTTATAAAATTTATATTAGCTAATGGTTGAGTAACAGTATTAAATATCTCAAAATAATTATTTGTGCTTGTATTAGATGTAACAACATTACGTAAAGTTAATACTTTATCTGAAACTAACACTTCAGCATTTGATGTATATGCATAACCACCATTCGTTAATTCAAATTGAACTGTTCCTATAGTAGTAGCAATATCACTTACTCTGGCCTGCGCACCTAAACCATAAGTAGATTCTAAAGATACTATATCACCTATATTATAACCTTCACCAACACCAAAAGCGCTTACTAAAACATTATTTAATGAACCAATAATATATGGTTTTTTATTAATAAACACATTATCTTGTGTATTAATAGCTTCATTGGTTATAAAGTTGCCATTTAAAGAAGAAATATAAGCTACATCAATAAATATGCCTTTAATAGATTTTCTGACAACAGCATCTACATATGCTGTAGCTCCACTTATTTGACCAGTAATACTTTTACCGGAAAGAATAGGATTATGTATACTAGCATTTAATTCTAAATATTTTTGTTTTTTCCAAACACCTGATGAAAGAGAAAATACGTCCTCTGCTGGATAATATATTTCTGCAGGAACACCAAATACAAGCTTAAACATTAAGTCTATAGCTCTTTCAGTTCCTTTTGATCTATATAAATCAAGAGTATGTTTTAATAGTTGTCTTGTATTTGTTGTAGTTTCGAATTGAATATTCTTTAAATATTTTTCTTTAAAGAATAATAAAAATTGATCGGTAGTTTCATCCAAATCTTTATATTCAAAAAAGTTTCTTGAATGTTTTAAAGCATTTTCTTGTTCTAACCATCTATAATATTGTTTAACAAATTCAATAAACACAGTTCCTTCTTCTTTATAGATAGAAGGAAACTGATTTTCTATAAAATTTGAAATATTTTTTTGTATAACTTCCATTATACTCTAACCGATTCGATTGTTACTTTAATCTCGGAAGGTTCTATTAATAGAATAGTATTTTTACCAACACTAATATCATTATCTTTTGATTTTGCATAAATTTTTAATTCATTTCCTTCATAAGAATCTATATTTAAATTAATAAGACTTATAGTTCCTGTGTCATAATTTACTGTACCAATGTCGATAATTTTTTTATGCAAATTAGCTGCAGGTTGTACTATTCTAAGTATACCACTACCGTTATCTTCAATTACACACTCAATACCATTATAACTAAATAAAGAACTACTAATAGTGTGTCTATCAAATGATGGATGTTGATCAGGTAATTCAGGCAAATCATTAACTAACGAAACGTTAAAATTAATGATTATATTTTGACTTATACCAATTCGCGGTTTTATCTTTTTATAAATTTGTAATTCTGTTAAATTGCTTACTATACTTGTATCAGAATTATCAATAGTAGAATTAAATTTACTATATCTTAATGTAGCATTAAAATCATTTAAATATTCAGTATTATAATTAGTAATAGATTGTGTGACTAGAGCTTTCAATCTTTCCGGTGTTGATTTAGATATGTTAACGTTATATCTAACTCTACTAGCTACTGATATGTAAGTAAAGATTGGTTCTATTATGATTGGATCAATAGAAAGTGGAGATCTTTTCTTTATAAAAGCATAATATTCATTTTTTCTATTTTCAGGTATACCTTCAACATCTGATACGTCAATAGCTATGAATACTTTACCAAATCTAGGTGGATCAACTTCTTCACCACCATATACAGATATAGTATTGATCTCAGGAAATTTTGTTTTTAATATGATTTCATAATCGGAAGGAGTGATTGCTCTTTCTTGTATTTGAAAATGTCTTGGAGCATAATATTTTATTGAATTTAATGATTCTTTTTCTAATCCACCAATTGATTCTTCTAATACAGTAATTTCAGGTGTTTCTAATAATTCACTATTAGTAGGATCAGAATTTATACTAAATTCTTTTGATCCATTGGCAACACTACCTTTTGATATTCTGTAATCTAAAATAATAATAGATCTATCTTTTGGTTTTTTACCAATGATACCATCACCGAATATTACTTCATAATTTCCTAAATCACTAGCCTGAAGAAAGAAAACTTTTGAAGTGCTATTCAAATCCAATAGTGTTGAAGATAATGAATAACTTTCACCTAAATCGGAACCATCTTCATACACAGTTACAGTTAAACTTTCAGTGTCAATATTTATATTAGATGCTATAAATCTCTGTATATCTTGATTATAATCAACTATAAAAGATTCTTTTAAATATATGCCTTCATAGATATAAGTTTCATAACTAAAAGTTGTGTTAGCCGAGGAAACGGTAATACTTTCTGGAATAGTAAACGTATAAGAATCATTTTTTAGAGTAGATGTAAATGAAGAACCTTTCTCGATAACATATGGTTGTGTATCTCCAGAGGCTTGAAAGTCAACTCTTATTTTGGATCTCGAAGATCGTGAAGATCTAGGTACATAATTTAACTCTTTAGAATGTGACAATACTGAAGCTTGAAGTTGTGAAGAATCTAAGAAAGCTTCAGATACAGCCATATTTAAATAAAATGCATTCTTATATGTGTTATATGCTAATAGATCCATTAATACAGAAATATTTGAACCTTCAAAATCATAATCTTTGAAAGTATCTTGTGATCTTAAGAAATTCTTAAAATCATTTTTTAATGTATCAAAATCTAGACCTACTAAGTTTAATGAACTATTTGCCATTATCTTACTCTATTTAAAATTAAATCTAATGTTATATCTTCAGGTATATTTATGATCTTAAATATAACCTTTACATAGTAAGAGTTATTTTCGGCATTTGCTTGAACAACAATATCAACAATATTAGCTCGTGGTTCATGATTTTCTATAGTTTCTTTTATAGTAGATCTTACTAATTCTGCAGTAACCGCATCTATAGGTTCGAATAATAATGTTGCCATCTTAGAACCAATGGTTGAATCAAAAAATCTTTCACCATTTCCAGTTAATATTAAATTTTTAATTGAGTTTTTAATAGCATTTTCATTAGTAGTTTTTGCTAGATAACCAGTCAATAGATTTAAATCAAGATTATTTGTAAAATCTGCATAGAATATTGGTTTATCTGTTAATCCGGTATATCTATCTGAGCGTGCCATTTAATTATCCTGCGAATACATTTCCTGATCCAGCTGCTACAGAGGTGCAACCAGTAATTCCATCTCCAACTCTACCACATCCTTTACCATTTATAAACACGGTAGATGAACCAGATGTTATTGGAGCTGCATGCGGAGGACATGGAGCTCCTGGTAATAGATGAGTTGTATTATTATCGCCTTGTCTACTTACACCAATGCCATTAACAAACACATCACCAGAACAACCACTTCTTACCATGCCTGAACAGTGTGCAACATCTGCATCGCCTTGTCTAGTTACTGCTGGCATTATTTAGTTTCTCTCTTCATTAATTCTTGTAATTTATGATTCCATTGATCAATTTCATCATGATCATCATGTGTATGAGGTCCTTCCGGAATCTCTGGTATAAATTTTATAACATTATCAAATGAATCTGGTATATCTTCATATTTATTATATTCGTAAAGAATACCATCTTTTAATATAACAAATAAGTGTGTCATTTATTTAAATCAATTCTTGGAGCAGACTGTGTCATATCACCATCAGAGGCAATATTAGTTGTACCACCAACTAAAAGATTAAAATTACCTGAACAATTTAAATCCATATTTCCACGTGATCCAATATAAACATCAGCACCAGCCATTTTTAAATTACCATGTGCATGCACAAGAGCGTCTCCACCAACTGCTATAGATGCATCTCCACCAATTTCAACATGAGCACCAGCACCAATACTTAATCTGGCATGACCACCTATCTTAATATCACCATTCTCTTGTATAGTTAACGTTAATCCACCTTTTAAATAATCTTGTTTATTAGCAACACATACACTTACAGCTTTACCATCATCAGAAATTTCTGTATATGTACCAGACGGATGTTCAACTCTATATCGTTTAGAACCATCAGTATCATCCATAGTAATTCTATGGCCACCTGGCGACTCTGTTACATTTACCTTTGAATACTTTGCATTAAAAGTAGTTTCTGGTAATCTTTCATCATCTCTTTGAATAGCCATTTTATACCTTTTTTATACTTTGTATTTGAGTTGATACGGCTTCTCTTAATTTTACGCTATTTGTTTTAATTAAACTTGCGTGTGAAGCCAATTTAGTTATTGCAGTTTCATTTATTTTACTACCTAAATCCACTATCAAATTACATTGTTCAACATATAAAGGTTGATTTCTTAAAGTCTCGGTTGATGCTGTAATCTTAGATGTATTTGATTTATAAGTTGCATCATCTGGTGGTTTCACAGAATCAATCGTATTAATAACCTGATTAATTAATTCTAATAATGCTATAAGTTGTAATAATAAATTATTATTATTATCTTCTTTTTTATTTTGTGTTAATTGGCTTAAAACTTTTTTAAATGCATCAGCACCAACCATATTTAAAGCTTTTCCGGCAGGTGAATTTTGTAAACCTTTCATCATATCAAGAGATCCGGATCCTAAACTTCCTGCTGCATTTGAAGGATCTACTTTTTTTATTTGATCAATGGCATTTGCACCTGTTGGAATTTTGCTTCCAAGTGTTTTTAGATCACCAAATTTTGATGGACCATTTGCTTCTTTCATAGCAAAAGATGTTAATCCTTTAGTGTCAAGTTTTCTTTCTCCGGCTGCAGATACAACATATCTAAGATCTTCAGTTTTAATATTAAACTTACCAGGATCTTTTGATATTCCAGCTGGGATATCTCTACCTTCTTGACTTAAACTTCCGTGTTTACCTGCACCAGGTGCAGTTGCTAAGATGTATGGTATTTGTTTATCGTTATCAATAAACATACCAAGAACTCTTGTACCTTTTTGATAAGCAGGTGTTGCACCAGCTCCATCTTTAGATGCGCAGGTTACTGGGAAAAGAGGTCGAGCATATCTAAGTTCACTATCTTTTAATTCAGTCTGATCACCCATGATTCTAATCTTGGCACGACCTGATTTTTCATCATCATTTTCAACATCAACTATTTCTGCCCAGAAAAAATTCATTAATTA